TATCCTTGATGATAAATTATTTTTTCATAAGGTTTACAAGTTTGCAACCACTCTTCACATTTATTTAGTGTTATCATTTTTTTTAATCTCCTTTTTAGTTTCAAATTTACCATTTATAAAATCATTCATTAATTTATTTTGTATAAATGATTTTACTTGATTGTTTTTCTTTTTACTTCCCATACCCATAACAATTAAATTGTTATCGAGCCAATTGTCTTTTTTGTTTTTCATGTTTTCCCTTCTTGCTATTGCTATATTTTTTTGAGTTTCTTTTATTAAATTAATAACTCGACCACTCAAAAAATCTTGTTTGTTTATTACAATTCCTCTATTTTTTTTGCACATAATTTAACTAGCTGCTGCCAATCTTTTAAAATTATATTTTTAATTGCCGGATCAGTACATTCATTATGTTTTTTGTTTAACTCGCTTAATTTAGGCATCATAGATTGTATATACTGATCTACTTCTTTTTTCTTTTGCTCTTTAAGTGCTTTATGTATTTTCGATTTATTTTTTTCATGAACTAAAACTATTTCCGGTAATGTTTGATCAACCATTATTCCTCACTTTCTATGTACCATTCTGGTGGAATTACATCTGTGTCATAAATTGCTTTTGAATATTTTTGTCTAACTTGAAAATCTTCACAAGGAAAACAAACAAAATCATTGTCTGTTATATTATCACAACTATTGCAATCCTTATTTGGTTTTACAAAATCTAAATTTATATATTGTTTCATTTATTCCCCCTTCTCATAATTAAACATTAAATTATCGCCATTCACATAAACACCAACTTTTTGAAGTGTTTTAAATTCAGATTGATCTACCTCTTCCATACCTCTAAACTCAACAAGGCTTTCAAAGTGCCAATAGCTACCGCCATCTTCATCATCTGGTGTTATTTTATCTAAAAAGAATTGAGATAATATTTTGTAATCATCTTCATCATCTTTATACCCCATGTCTTTTAAATTTTTATCTGAATAAATATAATAATAACTATTCTCTTCCTCTCCATATCTTTTAAAAAATTCACATAACCAATATTTATTTTTTTTGTCTGTCATTTTATTTTCTCCCTTGTTGTTTTAAATTATATTCTATTTTTTTTATTGCTTTTTTAAACTGCTTTAATGTCGCATACCTTCCACTAATAGCATAATGCACCCGATCAAAGAAAGGATGTAAATCTAAATCCGCTCTAAAATTAATACGCTTAGACCATTTATTGATTAAGTCTGTATATTTACCATTCCATGTTTCCATTATTCCCCCGCTATTCTTTTTATTTTGGTTAATGTTTTTTTTAATTGCTCTATTGTTTCAGCTGTTTCAATATCGATTTTTGATTTTGTTTTTTCTTGTATTTTAATTGATCTTAAAAAATGATCGATATGCATCTCTCCGATTTTAATATTGACACCTTTAGACTTAGAGAAATAATAAGTTTCTAATGTCTTTTGTGTATCAATAGCAATTTTTCGTTTATCAATTATACTTTGTAATTGTACTATCTCATTTAATGTCATTATTTCCCCCTTTTTAATTTATTAACCGCATTTTTATAAACTGATGCGGGGTTATTTATTTGTTTAATCTCATTAAAAAAATCATTACAACTTTTAAGATAGCTATCTGGCAATTGCTTATGATCTCTAATAAAATAAAATGTTAAATCATTTTTATTTATTCTCATTTTTCTTATCATTGTTTTTTTTCTCCTTTATTGTTTATTTAATTTTTGTTTTAGTTTCTTTTTGCCGTATGTTTTTACTTTCTCAACTATAATTGACGTTGTATCTTTTTTATAACACAACAAACAATCTTTGCATTTCTGACCCGTACAATTTTGTTGCTCTATATAATCAGTTTCAACAACTGTATTAAAAGTTTTATCAAAATATTGCGGTATCTTTTTTAATATGTGATTAGTCAACGGTGTTGAATAAATCAAAATTAAATTTTTTGGTTTATCATGCTTATCAAAAAAAGGCTTGATCACATCAAATCTTTTTGACCAAAGACTAAAAGTACAATGCGGATTTTTGAGCGCAATATTTACATAATTTTCAAGATTAATTGTAGCCTCTTTTTTATCTAATGCTAATTCTCCATGAGCATTAAATCTAAAAAATGCGCTATTGATAACCGGCAACGCGTCTGGATGTAATACTTTGGAATTTAATAGGTCTGTATTTCTTTGTAATGCAGGCGCCATATTTTTTCTAAAAGTATTTAACATCTCATGAGAATAACAAAAAGTACAAATTACGTTTGGATTTTGCTCATTGTATTTTTTTTGGCAATATTCGTTTGTTGTTGTGTTAGTTGATATAGCTTGAAATCCCTCAAGTTTACCGGTCATCTTGCTGATATGTATCATGTCTATTCCTTTTTTTTTGTTTTTTATTGTTATATATTTATATCCAATTAAGTTAATATGTCAGATTGTCGCAGTTAAAACATCTATTGTATATTTAAAACCGCCACAAAAAAAATAAAGCATTAACAAGCCAAATATTAAATAATCTAAAAAGTTAAGTATTTTTTTAATCATTATTTCCCCTTTTAAAGTTGATCAGTTAATACTTCGATTTGATAACCTAGTTCTTTGATTATTTTTATTTCTTCTCTGTCTAAGGTTCTCTTCTTAGTTAATGAAGTGATTTTTTTAGCTGTATCATTTACAGGGTATATTCTCTCCATGCCGTAAACATTTTTAATTATTACTTGTAATGGGTAATTTGTTATTTCATTTTTTTGGTTCATTTTATCCTTTTTGTTTATTAATTTAACTTATAAGGCTAATATAACCTTTAAGGCTATATTATAAATGGTCAATAATGTCGCACCATGAATTGAAGTAATTAAGGTTTAAATAGTAATGAGGGTTGAAAATAATTAAAGTTTAAATAGTTTAAAATGATCCTATCCAATTACAGAGCAAACCAAATTCCATTTATGCGATATAACTATCGGCTATGATTATTATCTTAATAGCCATAATGTATGAGTGATAATTCTGGATTATAGGAATTACTATTGATAGCGTTTAATTAGCACTACACATTTAAAGATATATTTTTATCTATAAAGTTAGATTGATTCTAAGTTGCAACTACCCCCTAGCACCCAGATTATGCTGTCGGTTTCTTATATATATATACATGGGAATTTCTCACACCCATACACATAGACACCCACAAACAACCCTGCACCCTTTTATTAACACAATTGCAAATTTTATTTTTTTTATTGTTTAAAAACCTTTTTCTACTAAATGTAGTATATGGATGTACTGGATACCGAAGATTTAGATTGTATTGCTTATGTAGATGAAAAAACTAATACAGTTATAATTAAATTCTTTGGAATACCTAATCCAGAGTCTGCTCAGTTGTTTACTAATTATGTTATGCTAACTTTAGGCATAGATTATAAGGAACTAAACAATGTTAATTCATCAAAGATGATACATTAGAATGAATATTAAAATACCTTATACACCAAGAAAACATCAATCATATCTACACCAGCAAATATCTAAATATAGATGGAGTGTGCTGGTCTGCCACCGAAGGTTTGGCAAGACAGTATGCATGATTAATCATTTGATTAGATCAGCATTATTGACTAAATTAAAAAATCCTAGGTTTGCTTACATTGCTCCTACATTTAAACAAGCAAAAAGTATTGCCTGGGATTACATGAAACAGTTCACAGCAAAGATTCCTAATACAAAATTTAATGAAACTGAACTTAGAGTTGATTTACCTAATGGTTCAAGAATAACATTACTTGGAGCAGAAAACTCAGATGGGTTAAGAGGTATATACCTGGATGGATGTGTCATAGATGAATACGCTAATGTTAATGATAAATTGTTTCCAGAAATAATTAGACCGGCTCTATCAGATCGTAAAGGGTATTGTGTCTTTATAGGTACACCTGCTGGAATGAATAATAACTTCTATGATTTATATCAGCACGCAAATGGTGCAGAAGATTGGTTTAACTACAAAGCAAAAGCATCAGAGACTAAGATTGTAGATGAGGAAGAGTTAATTAAAGCAAAAGAAGTTATGGGTGAAAAGAAGTACCTACAAGAATTTGAGTGTGATTGGATTGCCAACATTGAAGGTGCAATTTATAATGATGAACTTGCCAAGATTGAAGATAAAAATCAATTATCTAGAGTTCCCTACGATCCCACTTTGCCTGTCTCTACTGCATGGGATCTCGGTGTCGCAGACCACAGTAGTATTATATTCTTTCAACAGAAAGGAACAGCAATACAGATAATAGATTACCATGAGGAGAGAGGTCATGGCTTACCCCACTATATTCAAATACTAAACGAAAAACCTTACATTTACAAAGATCACTTTGCTCCGCATGATATTGAGGTACAAGAATTTGGCAATGGCAAAACCAGAAGAGAGATAGCCTACCAATTAGGGGTGCGGTTTAAAGTTGTACCGAAGCTACCAATAGAGGAAGGTATTCATGCAGTATCAATGTTGTTGCCTAGATGCTGGATTGATACAGACCATTGCAAAAACTTGATAGATGCGTTAAGACATTATCACAGGAAGTATATTGATAAAAACAGAATGTTTAGATCAAAGCCTGTACATGATTGGAGTTCACACGCTTGTGATGCCATGAGGTATCTTGCTGTTGGATTACAAGAATTAAATACTAGACAAAATGCTCCACAAAGTGTAGCAGATAATGATTATAGGATAATTTAATATGGGTTCAATTTTTAAACCAAAGATGCCAGCATTACCACCTGTTCAACCTTTGCCAGAAACTCCAGAATTAACTGATGAAGAAAAAGCAAAAATAAAATCTGAGCAAGATGCAATTGAAAGAAGAAAAAAAGGTAGAAAGTCTACTATCCTTACTGGACCACTTGGTATTCAAGAATCTGAAGAAACAAAATTAAAAACTTTATTAGGAGAATAATGTTTAAGAAGATTAAAGAAATGTTTAAAAAGAAAAAAGAAGAAATTTTATATTTACAAGAAGAAGTAAAATTTAATAACATAGATGATTTAAAAATAAAAAAAGAAACTAAGTCGGAAACTAAATCATCTTTAACATTGGGTAAATAATTATGGGAAGCAATAGTTCATCTGGTGGAAGCGGTAATAAAAATTCAGCAAACAATGTACCACCAAGCAAAAGAAAATATGATGTGTCTGGAACATTATCTGATCCAAGAGAAAAAGATGATACTGCTGCTAAAATGAGTTTGTTCAGAGAACAAGGAGCAACTGATTTAAAAAATACAAAATTTTATACACCTACCACCGCAATATTAGCTGGAGTTGGTCAAGCTACTTCAAGATATAATAGAGATTATTTTGCAAATGAAGTTTTAGGTAAAGGTGCATACAAAGAAACAACAAAACAAGACTTTGAAAAAATGAGTCGTACCTCACAAGAAAGTTTATATTCTGGTTATATGTCTGGTAGACAATCTGGTAAGACAGATGCTTATGGTAGAGATATAAATCAAACTGATAGAGGTGGTAATAGTGGTGGTGCAATAGGAACAAGCGGTCAAGTAGTACAAGCTCCAACAGTAACTGCTCCAACAACAGCAGAAGTTTCACAGAGTGCAGCAACAGATGCTACTGAAGATAATATTCTTTTAAGAAAGAGAAGAACAAAAGCTAAAGGAAGATCATTAACAATAGCGACAACTCCAACAGGTGCAACTGGTAGCTTGACTTTAGGTAGACCAAGTTTATTAGGTAGATAATATGGCTCAAACAGATTTAGCAAAAAATTTATTAAAACGATATGATCGTTTAAAATCTCAAAGACAAAATTGGGAATCGCATTGGCAAGAAGTTGCAGATTATATGCAACCAAGAAAAGCAGATGTTACCAAAACAAGATCAAGAGGAGATAAAAGAACTGAACTTATTTTTGATTCTTCTCCATTACAATCAGTAGAATTATTAGCAGCATCATTACATGGGATGCTAACTAATCCATCAACTCCTTGGTTCTCTTTAAGATTTAAAGAAGAGGATATGGAATTTGAAGATGAAGCAAAAGAATGGTTAGAGTCTGCAACAGAAACAATGTATTCAGCATTTAACAAATCAAACTTCCAACAAGAAATCTTTGAACTGTATCACGATCTAATTACTTTTGGTACAGCAGCAATGTTTATCGAAGAAGATGATGAGGATATTTTAAAATTTTCTACAAGACACATCAATGAAATCTTTATTGCTGAAAATGACAAAGGTAGAATCGATACAGTATTTAGAAAGTTTAAACTATCTGCAAGAGCAGCAATCCAAAAGTTTGGAGATGTATCTACTAACATTGCAACAGTAGCTAAGAAAGATCCATACGAAGAAGTAGAAATGCTTCACGCAGTATATCCAAGATCTGATTTCAATCCTAAGAAACAAGATAAACAAAATATGCCATTTGAATCTGTATACATAGAAGCAGGAACAGGTGAAGAATTATCTGTCTCTGGATTCAGAGAGTTTCCATTTGTAGTACCAAGATATTTAAAAGCATCACACGAAATCTATGGCAGATCTCCTGCAATGACCGCATTGCCAGATGTGAAGATGTTAAATGAAATGTCTAAGACTACAATCAAGTCTGCACAGAAACAAGTTGATCCACCACTCCTTGTTCCAGATGATGGATTTATTTTACCTGTAAGAACTGTACCTGGTGGTTTAAATTTTTACAGAGCAGGAACTAGAGATCGTATTGAACCATTAAACATTGGAGCAAATACTCCACTAGGTTTAAACATGGAAGAGCAAAGAAGAAACTCAATTCGTAATGCGTTCTATGTAAATCAATTAATGATGCAAACTGGTCCACAAATGACCGCAACAGAAGTTATTCAAAGGAACGAAGAGAAGATGAGATTGCTTGGTCCAGTTCTTGGTAGACTTCAATCTGAATTATTAAAACCATTAATCGATAGAGCCTTCGCTTTAATTCTTAGAAAAAATTTATTTAGACCAGCACCAGAATTTTTAGCAGGTAAAGATATTGAAATTGAATATGTATCTCCACTAGCTAAAGCACAGAAGTCTAGTGAACTACAATCAATTATGAGAGCAATAGAAATTATGGGTAGCTTATCTAATGTTGCTCCAGTATTTGATCATATCAATATGGATAAACTAGTTAGACACTTGGCAGACATTGTTGGTGTACCACAAAAAATATTAAAACCACAATCTGAGTTAAATGCTGAACGACAACAAGCACAAGCTCAACAAGAACAAATGATGCAAATGCAACAGCTACAACAAGTAGCAGAAGCAGGGGGAAAAATAGCACCACTCGCAAAGGCTTTACCAGATGAAGCAAGAGCTGTAGCTCAAGCAGAAGAATAACTTTTAAAATGGTTTTGTTCTTTGCTTGAGAATCAAGCGAAGCAAATGCTAAATATTTATGGATGAACTAAAACAATTTGAAAAACAAATAAAAGAAATAAGAGAAGCATATAAACTAATTTTTGATTCAGACGAAGGTAAAATAGTTTTGTCTGATTTAGAAAAGAGATGTCACTTTTGGTCTACTACTAATGTTAAAGGAGATAGTCATGAGAGTGCATACATGGAAGGTCAACGCAGCGTACTTCTATTTATTAAATCAATGCTGCAAAATGATAACACTAAAGGAAAATAACTATGTCACAAGAACAGATAACACAGGAAACTGTGCCTGTAGCAGAGACAACACAAACTACTACAGAAGCACCAGTACAAGAAACACAAATTGAACAAGCACCAACTACTTTTAAATCTTGGAAAGAAGCAATACCAGAAGATTTAAGAAATGATCCAAACATATCTAAGTTTACTGAGCTTGAAGCTCTTGCTAAATCTTATGTAAATGCAACAAGAATGATTGGTCAAGATAAGGTTGCTGTACCAAATAACAATTCAACAGAGGATCAATGGAATGAAGTTTATAATAAACTAGGTAGACCAGAGTCTCCAGATAAATATAAACTAGAAGTTAAATCAGATGTTGTTCCATTAGATGATGGTGCAATTAAATCATTTGCAGAGAATGCTCACAAGCTAGGTTTAAACAATAAACAAGCTCAAGGTATTTTAGAGTTCTATAAAGAATCTATGGAAGGATCTGTTCAACAATCAAGAGTAGATACTGAAACTGCACAAGCTAATACTGAAGCACAACTTAGAAAAGAATGGGGTAGAGCATTTGATGATAATATCAAAAGAGCTGGAGCAGTTGCAAAAGCAAACATGAATCCACAAATTTTAGATATGGAACTTAAAGATGGTACAAGATTAGGAGATCATCCAGAGGTTATTAAAGGCTTTGCTAACATTGCCAATCTTTTATCTGAAGATAAATTGATTGGAACTGAAAGCGAAAATGTATCTCAAGGTGTAGATTATCAATCTGAAATTAATAAACTTGTTAATGATCGAAGTGGTCCATACTGGAATAAATCACATCCAGACCATGACAAAATTGTTCAGCAAGTATTCACATTAAGAACAATGATGAGCAATGGATAACAAAGAAATTAAATTAGATATACTTCGTATTGTAGTGGAGAGTGGATCAGAAAATCAAAAATCAAATCCCTTGCCAATCTGCAAAGAATATTATAAATGGGTTTCTATGGCGGATGAAAATTCGCCAAAGAAAAGTAAGACAATTCAAAAGATAAAATCTGAGAACCTTACTGACAAGCAGGAATAGACTCTAGTCTAACAGACTTTAAATGCAAGAGATGCCAGATTTTCTGAGAACCTCTCTGTTTTTGTTTTAACATTAACTTAACAATTAGGAGAGACAATTATGTCAACTCAAATAACTACAGCATTTGTAGAACAATATAGTTCTAACATCCAAATGCTATCACAACAAAAAGGATCACTTTTAAGAGATAAAGTGAGACTTGAGTCTGTTACAGGTAAGAACGCATTCTTTGACCAAGTAGGTTCTGTAACAGCAACTGTCAGATCAAGCAGACACTCAGACACTCCACAAGCAGATACTCCTCACTCAAGAAGAAGAGTTTCACTTGTTGACTATGAGTTTGCTGATCTTATCGATGATCTAGACAAAGTAAGAATGTTAGTAGATCCAACTTCTACTTATGCATTAGCTGCTGCTTATGCAATGGGAAGAGCAATGGATGATGCTATCATTAGTGCTGCTACTGGTTCATCTGATACTGGTGTAGCTGGTGGTACTGCTGTTGCATTACCTGCTGGTCAAATCATAACTGAAGCTAGTACAACTGGTATGAGCATTGCTAAATTAAGACAAGCAAAAGAAATCATTGATTTAGCTGATGTTGATCCTTCACTACCAAGACACATCATCGTATCTCCAAAACAAATCTCTGATTTGTTAGGAACTACTGAAGTGACTTCTAGTGATTTCAATACAGTTAAAGCATTAGCACAAGGTGATATTAATTCTTTCTTAGGATTCAATTTCATCGTGTCTAACAGATTAGCTATTGCGGCTTCAAAAAGAGCTTGTATTGCTTTCGTAAGTGATGGAATTGCTTTAGCGGTTGGTAAAGATTCAACTGCTAGAATCGATGAAAGAGCTGACAAAGGTTATGCTACTCAAGTTTACTATTCTGCTGCATTCGGTGCGACTAGAATGGAAGAAGACAAAGTAGTTAAAATCGAAGCATACGAAGCGTAATTGCTTATTATTAGGTGGGGGAGTAATCCCCCATCTATCATTATGAAACAAGTAAAAGAGTTAAAAACAGTTTTACATTTTAAAAAAGGGGATTATGTCTACAGATATGTTTTAGTAGATAGGTTTAAAAACACAGGTAAAGTGCATTATGGTTTCGATGCAAAGCTAGAAAGAACTGAAAAAGAATTATTTGCATTAGAAAAAGATAGACAGATTAGAAGAAAGTATATTATAAGGAAGTAATATGGCATCAGTAGTAGACATTTGTAATGGAGCATTAAACCAACTAGGTGCGTCAACCATATTATCATTGACAGAAGATTCTAAGAACGCAAGACTTTGCAACGCAAGATACACACAAGTAAGAGATAGTTTATTTAGATCTCATCCTTGGAATTGTTTAATTAAAAGAGTTGAACTTGCAAGAGATACAGCAACACCTTCATGGGGTTTTAGTTATCAGTTTACTTTACCTGCGGATTGTTTGAGAGTGCTTACTATTTTAAATTATGATTACGATTATAAGATTGAAGGTAGAAAAATTTTAGCAAACCATGCTACAGTAAAAGTACAATATGTTGCAAGAATTGAAGATCCAAATCAATATGATGAACTATTAAGAGAAACTATATCAGCTGCACTTGCTGCTGACATTGCTTATGCAGTAACTTCATCAAATCCAACCGCTTCCAATATGTACAATTTGTTTCAAGATAAATTAAAAGAAGCAAGATTTGTTGATGCTACTGAAGGTCAAAATACAAATCCAGATAATGGTCAATCAGATGTGATTGGAGCTTCTTCATTTATTAACGCAAGGTACTAACCCATGGCAAGAGTTGCGGTACAATTAACCAATTTTACTGGTGGTGAATTATCACCAAGACTTGATGGTCGTAATGATCTATCTAAATATTCCACAGGATGTAAAACATTAGAAAACATGATTATCTATCCTCATGGTAGTGCGGCAAGAAGAAGTGGCACACAATATGTAGCTGAAGTAAAAGATAGTTCTAAAGAAACAAGACTTATTCCTTTTGAGTTTAGCACAGTACAAACCTACATACTTGAGTTTGGAAATCAATACATAAGATTTTATAAAGATAATGGTCAAATATTATCTGGTGGTTCAGCTTATGAAATTAGTTCACCATATTTAGAAGCAGAATTGTTTGATATTAAGTTCGCACAATCTGCTGACGTTATGTATATTTGTCATCCTAATCATGCTGTAAAAAAATTAGCCAGAACAGGTCACACAAACTGGACATTGATTGATGATGTAATTTCTAATGGACCATTCATGGATCACAATATTGAAACAACTACCTTAACTCCATCACATAAAAATGTTGGTCAAACTACAACTGTTACTGCTAGTTCAACAACAGGTATTAATGCTAATCAAGGTTTCTTATCAACAGATGTTGGTAGACTTATTCACATTACAGATGGTCATTTAAAAATAACAAGTGTTACCTCTACTACTGTTGTAGTTGGAACTGTTATTATAGACTTAAATGAAACAGGATCTACTACAGATTTTGCATTAGGAGCATTTTCTGACACTACTGGTTATCCTTCTTGCGTAACCTTCTTTGAACAAAGATTAGTATTCGCAGCAACTTTATCTCAACCACAAACAATATTTTTTTCTAAGTCTGGTGATTATGAAAACTTTGATGATAACTATCATGGTACAGTAGCAGATGATGATGCTATTATTTACACAATCGCATCTAACCAAGTAAACGCAATTAGATTTATGACAGCAACAAGAACTTTAATTATTGGTACTGCTGGTGGTGAGTTTGCAGTTACTGGTGGTGCAACATCAAGTGGAGTTGCTATTACACCAACAAACATTGCAATTAATAAACAATCAAATCATGGTGCAGCAAATGTAGATGGTATATCTGTAGGTAACGCAACATTATTTTTACAACGTGCTAAAAGAAAAATTAGAGAACTAGCTTACAACTTTGATGTAGATGGCTATGTAGCTCCAGATCTTACCATCCTTGCCGAGCATATCTCTGAAGGTGGATTCAAACAACTATCCTACCAACAAGAACCTAATCAAATTATTTGGTGTGTTCGTAATGATGGTCAACTTATTGGACTTACTTATCAAAGAGAACAAGAAGTAGTTGCTTGGCATAGACATATATTTGGTGGATCATTTAGTAGTGGTAACGCAGTATGTGAAAGTGTAGCAACCATACCTACTGACAACTCTGAATATCAAACATGGGTTATTGTTAAAAGAACAATCAATGGTGCAACCAAAAGATATATTGAATACATTCACAATTTAAATTTTGATGAAACAGATGATACTTCATTTAACTTTTTAGATTCACAATTATCTTATGATGGTTCACCTGTTACAACACTTTCTGGTTTATCACACCTTGAAGGTCAAACTGTTTCGATCTTAGCAGATGGTGCAACACATCCAGATAAAGTAGTATCAAGCGGTGAGATCACTTTAAATAGATCAGCAAGTAAAGTTAAAGTAGGATTAGGATTTACATCTTTATTACAAACAATGAGA